TTGCTTTAAATTGGGAATCTGTGCATACATTTCTTCCCAAAACTGCGGATTTTCATGCCAATAGTTATTAAAATCTTTTTGATCCCAAGACATTTGACTAGTAATAACTGAACTTTTGTATTGAGGGAACATGATCTTTTGTTCTTGAACCCATTTACTACTATCATGTGGACTACACATGACACATTTCAAATTACAGGTATGTCCTAGTCGTAAATCTAAATATACAAGTTTTTCTGGGATCCTACCATCGCTGCTAGTTTCTTTGATTAGTTCAGATATGTCTACATCTTCTTGCATCCATGAATATGTTTCCCAAACTCTTTTGCTACTAACCCCGTTACTTTCTTCAATGAAGCATTTAGTACAACTTTTTGGAATTTTTCCTTCCAACATTGTGCTGCGTACACTTAACATATATTCATTATTCCATGCACTCATTGGAGTTTCGCGACCAAAGTTTGCCGGTCTACCTTTTTCGTTCTTTACTAGACCCACTGTGTGATCACGTCCGGCGCCACTAGCGTTGGCACTGCAACATAATCTCATATCGCCATTGGGTCGGGTGGCAAAATGTATCCAAGGTAATACACAAAATGTATCAACTTTTGCTATATCACTAATAGTTTTTTGCCAACGACCCAGTGCTGAAATTTCAGGATGGATCCAAAATTTCTTTTCAGTCATAAAAATTTTTCTTCTTTTAATATTTGGTCCTCGCTAGTCGGAACCCCAATATTGCCGCACAATTTTGAACAGGTAAGTGTTGGATATTTTTTAAAACTTTCTTCCCATATGGTTTGCCATTCATCACTATCGACTACTTCCCCAAGAGATTGACGATCTATAATATTCAACGATTTGTTAAATTTAGATAATACATTGTTAATACTGGCAGCATTTTCTTGATGATAATTATATACATACTCATCAGGAGTACTATATAAATAAGGACCACTGGACATATAAGAACATGGCCAAATCATACCAGTACTATCTATAAAAATACGCTTATTATTTTTTGCTTCGCATGATATGGTAGTATTAACCAGTAACTTTTTAAAATTTATCATTTTATCTTTAGATATAAAATTTATTTTTTTATCAGAGGGTTGTTCTAATTTATATATGGTATTTCCTTCTTTATCGTAAACATTGTGCCACGGATTACCGTAAAATCTATTGGTTTGTTTTTCTTGAAAACTTTCAAAACCCAAATCTTTACTTAATTGTCTAGCTTGATCCAATTGGTGCTCATTATGTTTAAATTCAATAAATACCCATTGGGCTCGTCCACCTGCATTAATAAATTCTGTTGCATTTTTAATAATTTTATTATAATCAGTATTTATTCGATACAGTGAGTGAGTATCTTCTAATCCATCCAAACCAAACCGTACTAGGTGTTTTTTAGGAAGGACCTTTGCTAATTTTTTCCACCATTGAACATTTCGAATACCGCCGTTAGTATAGATATCAAGGTATATACAGGGATTAATTTTGACCGAATATTCTATCATATTTAATAAATCATTATTAATTATCGGATCCCCGAAATTTCCGGACATACTAATAGTATTAATACTAGTTATTACGTTTGGTGTTAATAATTTTTTATATGTTGCTAATGACATATTTTTCTCAATCAACTTGGGATTGGGAAGATGACCGTGATAGTTTCTACTACACATCGGACATTTGGCCTGACAGTAAGAAGAGATTTCTAAAGTAATTTCTCTAATCTCATTAAATGTATACACTAAAAAACACCCGGCAATATTAAGCCAATGCCATCATTTACTCTATGATTGCCGGGTTGTTTATACTGTACACTTAATTCTTTAATATAAGGTCTAGTTACCATAAACTTTACATTGTCTATTACACTATCTAAAGATAAGGTATTTAAGTGCTGATAATGATTTTCTACGTCTACACTGATTTCAGCTAAATATCCCAAATTAATTAGATAGCTATCTAATTTACCGTTATGAAACATGTGTTCGTATGCAATTTTTCTATGTGCAACTTTTATTGCGGATTTTTCAATTTCATAACTACTTCTAGGGTTATTTAATAATACCAAACTGACATAACTACCTACATTGAATACTTTATGATGTAAATTATTAACATCGCAATATTCATGTAATTGTGTTAATAAATTAGCTTGACCAAATCTCATTGCCCTACTAAAATTGATAGTATACTCGTACTCTGAAGTCTCATTAAGAAATTTATTTAAGCATTGCTCTCTAGCATCAAACCCATTTCTTCTACTAAAGAATGTTAAATCAAAAACATCGCTAAATTTTTTTCCTAAAGGATGATTTTCATGACATGTTATTCTAGCTTTCATAATAAATCCTAGTATGCGGTAATATATTAATATTTTTTTTTAATGCTAATTTGTCTAACAGCTTATATCTTTCTAGACTATAATGACTTAAAGTAGTAATATATGATAGTACATTACTAATCCAAAGAATACCATTTTCAGGAATAGCGTTAAATAATAATTCAATGTCTTCATTTTTTCTTATATCTATAAGTAAAAATTGAACTTTCACGGTTTTTAAATAATCATAATAATTATCTATCTCAAAAAAGGACAAGTTATCAATATCTGACAAACTTGCCTTATTGTAACCTAAGGTTAAGTTGTCCATATGGTCTACATAAACTTTTTTTCTATCATTGGTTTGAATTAACTCTTTTTGAAAATCTAAACTATTTTGATTATAATCAAAAAATATAATTTTTTTAGCGCAAGAATTGTATGCCAAATTAGCAGTCATTGTTCCGCTGGCTAACCCTGCAATTGCAACAGCCGAATTAATTTTAGGTATGGGTTCCGTATTTAATAAAAATATATCTTTAGATTTTTCATAATCACTAATCGCAGTTAATACTTTTAATCTGTCATTATCGTCATACATGTCATATACATTTTCACCATTATCCCTAATAATATGCGGCGAAGAATATTCTGTCCTTTTATCAAAAATTAATTTTTCTTTACTGTAAATTTCAATATCAGAAAAGTTATACAACTCAGTGTAAATTTTTGGGTGTAATACGATACCTTCATTGATTCGAATATAGGGCCCTGTTTTTTCTGTATCAGCCTTAACAAAATTAATTTTATTATTCTGAATTATTATTCCCAATGACATCAATGTTAAATCTAAATAGATGCTGTTTCTCAATGAAACGAACAGCGGATATTTAAATAAGGGGTATTCCATAACAATTAAATAGTATTATAATATTTATTAATTTAATATTATGAATTTAATTTTACAGTTATATGCAGTTTTATAATCCAATTGACAGTCCATTTATACCATACGTATATCCAGAAATAAAACAGTTAGTTAACTCATTTATAGAGGCGCCGACATGGGATACACGATATAATATTATGGATTCATATAGAATTCAATGCAAAAATTGGCTTGAACAGGGGAAAAAAACAAAAATACAAAATTTAGATAAATTTGCTCACTCGTATATATTATACGGAGGAACACAATACATAACAGATCTACCAAAAATTGAAAAGAGGGTCATTGAATTACATAAAGACGAATATTCGGCTTATGAAAAAACAGTTAAAATGTATAATATGCCCCATATTATTTTCAATGATTTCGATAATATGGGAAAAAATTCAAACAATTTAGTTATCGTAAGTTATCCTTTTAGTTATGACGGAGATAATGACAACAAAATCATTGAATTATTAAAAAGAAGTCGAGCTCCAATAGTATTAGATAGTGTATTTTTAGGTACAAATAGATTTCCAATTTACCTAAATTTTGATTTAATGCATATGGTAGAGACCTTTATTTTTAGCTACAGTAAGGGATTTGGGTTGAGATATAACCGCATAGGTATTATGTTTACTAATAAATTTATAGAAGAATATGACATGTACCATAATTATGCATATCATAATTTACACGGAGCACAAATTGCTAGACAAATTATGAATTCATATCATTTGGATTATTTTACTGATCATTACGGATATTTACAGGATAAAGCTTGCGAACAATTGTCTCTTAGAACTAGCGGCTGCATACATATAGGGTTAGATCCAATTGAAATTATTCCCAATCCGATGCCGTCGTACTATAACCCCAAAAGAAGAATTACTCATTTATTTGATAGCTTTTTGCCACGGTAAGTTGGCCACAGTGTTGTCTCTTAATACTAAGTTATCTATCTTAGGATATATCCAAAAATTATCAACTAAACTGGTTTTATCAAAATTATTAATAGCATCTGCAACTTGTATGGGATCTACATAATCAGACATATAAACAAATATACTTGTGCATGTATCTAAAGTTCTAAATCCGCTATTAAGCATTTTAGTATATGCTATCTGTACACAATTGTAATAATCTTCTTCATTATTAATGGGTAATACGAGAATGATATTATTTGTATATTTTGTCGTATAATCTTCACTTCCTGATACAAAACTTATAACAGTGTACGAAGAGTCTATGTTAATACTATTTTTTAGTTTATTATTAAATTCACAATCGCTGCCGATAAAGTTCATATTCTTTCTTCCATAATTCGCTGTAGTCGCAATTTTCGTATTGTTTATACCATGGTCCGCCGTCGGTATAATGTAATGCTTTAAAAGATCCTGAATTATAACCAACCAAAAAATTATACTCAGTTGGCAGACTTCCGATATTATTTTCTTCTACCCATTCGAATTGATGTAAATACGACGTATTTGCAGTATCAATTAATTCGCTAGTTAATATTTTACATTTGCTATTATTGAATAACATTAAGCTACTCCAATTTTTTTTGGGGTAAATATGCTGTCTCTGACCTTGCATTTTAATTTTATTTTTAGGTTGATAATCATGCTTAACAGCCATAACCGAATATTTTTCATCTCGTAATTCGAATACTTCATTAATATTAACTGTCCATAAAAAATCACAATCACAAAATAATGACCACCCTGTATAATTATTCATTAAGGGCACTAAAAATCTGGTTAGTGTAAACTCAGTTGTTCCTTCACTATCCATTTCCCTATTATAAATTTTTTGTTCTCGTAATGGATTCTGTTTAATGGGTATTACATTTACATTATCACTATTTTTCAAAATAGAAAATCTACACACATTATATACATCATCTAATCTTGAATCATACCCGACATATACATTAAACATGACATATTTATATCTTAATATAGCTCTTGATAAATAATTCAATGAGACCCGATTGGACACTTTCTTCAACTAATGTAATTAAATATAATCTGTCAAATAATATTTGTATAGATCCTGAAATTAATTTATTGACAGGCACTGATTCGATGAGGCAGTACTCGGATGCCTTTTCAGTTTATTGTGCAGTATGTAGTTACTACAATGTAAAAATAGAACACATGGCAATAGGATTTGGAATAGGTGAATTGTTTCCCAGAATGCTGTTACACGGGAAACTAGGATCAATAACTATAGTAGAGCCAACATGGCCTATGCCTAAAATATACCTAAACCTAAACAATATACCGTATAATATTATTTCTTATAAAAATTTTTCCAATATACCATATGATGAATTAAAACAAGGAAAAACTGATACCTTATATATTGCGAATCCCAATGGAATTAACGGCACTGTTTTAAAAAAAGAACAGATAATTGAGTTACTACCTTATTACAAGTTTGTCATATGTGACGAAGCCTATATGGATTTCAGTAATCATAGTATGATAGATTTTTATCAAGAATATTCTAATTTAATTATACTTAAAACATTTAGTAAGTCAATTGCAATGCCCGGATTGAGATTTGGATTTTGCATTTCTAGTAATAAAGAATTTATTAATCGTCTCCAACTAAATCGTCCTAGTTCGGCAATAACTGGAGCCTCTGTTTCATTAGTACCAAATCTAATAAAGATGATTCCCGAACATATAGCTAGAATGAAACTGACAAAAAATAAAATAGAATCTACTTATGATTGTATCACTAGCGAAGGTAACTTTGTATTGCTTA